CCCATGGCTCCGAGCTTTCCGGAAACCACGAGCTTACCCATCAGGTTGGTTGAGAGCGTGCCGACGTTCAGGCCGGCAACCTTGCCCAGAGCACCGGGAATCGTGCCCAAAAAGGTCTCGGCGGCGGACTGGACCATACCGGAAATGGACGAAAGAGGCGCGGCTATGTCGGGGCGGATGCCGTTCTTGATCATGCGCCGGTACTCTACCCCCTCCATCAGCTTCAGGCCCTCTGCGAAGGACACGGCCTTTCCGGCTGCGGCTGATATCGCGGCAACCGACATGGCGGCACCCACAGGAAGGAGCAGCCCGCCCGAGCCTATCGTGGTGGCGGCTCCCGCTCCCATCATGACAGCGGCACCTGCGGCGGCTGCACCTGCGGCGGCGGCTGGCAATGCGATGGATGCCGTGTAGGGCAGGAGCTTCGCGCCGAACTTCGCGGCCTTGGTGGTCACCCAACGAGGTTGCTTATCCTCAAGCGATTCCTGGAGGGCCTCAAGGGCGGCTATCTGGGTGTCGAGTGCCTTCGTGTCCTTCCCGGCGAGGTGGTCGATCTTGTACTGCTGGGAGAGCTTGGCTATCTCCACGTCCATGGCCCCGACCTCGAAGCTGTCGATGGTGGCGGTCAGCCATGAGCGGTTGGGCGTGAACTTCTCGCCCCGCTGGTACTCTGAGAGGGCGTCAAGGTTCTGGATCGCCCAATCCAATGGAGCGTTGTACTCCTTGGCGAAGGTCATGGCGGCGGCGTAGCGGTATCGGTCGGCCTCGGGGTCGCTGGAATTCTCGAAAGCCTGGTTGAGAACCTTGTATTCCAGGTCGGTCACGGGGACGGTGTACTTCCACCTGTCCACGTTCTCGGCTCTGGTGGTGTTGTCCTGGTCAATATCGGCCTGAACCTTGCCGTACACGTCCGGGGTGTAGGATTTTCCAGCCTGTTTCAGCTCCATGGACTTCTTGGCGTTGTCGTAGTCAACCTCACCCATGATCCGCTGGTAGATGTCGCTCATTTGGTGGCCTTCGGCTTCACAAGCCTGATCCCTGATGTTTTGGCATCGCGTAGGGTCTGTTCGTCTGCCCACGTTGACTGTTCGTCTGCAAGTTTCTTGGCTGCCTCTTCCTGTTTGACCTGTTCGGGCGGTTTAACCTTGTTCTCAAGCGGCTTCACCGACTGGCCGGCAATCTCGGCGGCAACCTTGGCGTCAACAGGAAGAAATTGGTCCTGGCCCTTCGCCTTCCTGTTCAGGCCCTTCCCGTCGTAGAAGTACTCGTTCCCTTTGTCGTCCAGGAATATCTGCCTGGGTACAACGTCGTTCAGTCCCTCGGTCTGCATGGTCTGGCTCTTGATGGTTATTCCCTTGGACTCCAGGTCAGCCCTGAATACCATGTTCATCTGGTCGTAGGTGGCCTTGTATTCAGGCTTGGCCCAGTTCACCGAACCGTCATGGTCAACGTAAACGGGGTCAACGGTGTCGAAGATCGCCTGCTTTGAAAGGGCGTCCTTCAGGGCCCCCGTGTTGCCAGGACCCACGTTGATGCTTCCCGACTGGATGGCCTTCAATTCCTTTGACGTGTAGATCATGTTGATGTTGTCCAGCTCTTTTGAGAACTTCTCGGTGGTCATGTCGTTGGCGCTGGTCTCCCAGTAAAGGTCAAGGATCGCCCCGTCAACCCACGCTTTCGCGCTGCTCAGCTCGCTCCATTGCTGGTCGGTGAAGTCGGATGGCTTCCTGTCTCCGACTATCCCGACCTTCACGCGGTCCCAGAACTCACCTGCTGCCTTCTGGTGCTTCTCGGGCACGATGTTGGTCCTCACCTTGTCCATCAGCCCGTTGATCGTTCCCATGGTCACATCATCCGCTGTCTGGCTGTAGGACATCATCCGCGTGATGGCCTCGGTGCCGGATATGGTCCCGTTCTTGAACATGGTATAGGTGGCTTCGGCGTTGATCCGCTCTCCGTTTACGGCATCGGCGCTCTTCAGGGAAGAAGCCTCTGCCCTCTCCATCGCGGCTATGTCGGAGTCGTAGCGGTTCAGGAAGATGTTCTGGACGTCCTCAACGCCCCTGTACGATGGATCGCTGGCTACCCGGTCGCGTGCTGCTCTCATGCCCATAATGGTGGCGTTCTCGCGGTCCTTCTTCCAGTTGGACTCTCCGATCTCGCTGGCCCGGAGGGTCTGCGCCTTGATGATAGATTCATACGCAAGGGCTTTCCGGTTGTCAGGCTGGGTGGAAAGAGTCTTTGCTATATCAGCCTTGAGCTGGTCGGGGCTCTTTCCTTCCTTCATGCCGTTGTACATGGCCGAGTATGCCGATTCCGACACGACCACGTCACCGGACCTGTCTGCCTTGATGATCTCGTTTTCCAGGGTGTCGATCTGCTCGGGACTCAGCTGTCCCTTGTACTTTCCGTTCATGAGGGTGCGGGCAAGCTCGGCCCCGTCGCTCTCTGCCACGCCTGTTATCGCGGATGATGCCCGCTGGTAGTCAAGCTCCTTCGTGTACGCCTTTTTCATGTACTCTTTCTGGGCAGGTCCAATCATGGTGTTGGACTCTATGAGGCTCAGTCCGGTGTCGTACCCTTCACCCGCAAGGTCGGCGGTGCGTGCCGAGTCCATATTGGTCTGGAAGCTCTCGTTTGCTACGGTGCGGGCGTTGTTCACTGCAACGGTCAGGGCTCTGTCCTGCCCGGCCATGAACATGCCCTTGGCCTGGGCAGTGGTCCACGCCTTCACGTCCTTGAAAGCGTTTGTCCCGTCTATCTCGGCGAGTCTCTGGCTCCTCCACTGCTCAAGGGCGAGGTCCTCCTGGAACTCAAGCTGCCCGTCCGCACCCTGCACGAAGGAGGATTTGCCGTTCAGGATGCTGGTTTCCTGGAGCACGTTGTACTTGGCCTGGATGTCCAGCAACCCCGACTTGGCCGTCTCAAGCTGGCTCTGCTTCACGATGTTGGCTATCTCTGGGATGGCCTTAAGGGCAAGGTCTCCGAGGTTGAGGGCAAGACGCGCGACTGAATCGGTCTGGCGGTTCCTTATGGCCTTGTCGTTCAGGTCAAGCCTGCGCTCTGCCAGTTTAAGGCTGGAGGCCCCCAGACCCATCCGCGTGGAATTCAGGGCTATGCCCTCGTCGATACGTCCGAGGGATGATGCTACTAGGGAGCTTTTCTTCCCGGCGTAGGTGGCGGAATTCGCTTCCTGGAGTGGCGCGTATGACAGCTCGGGGACTTTCAATATATGCCTGCCTTGTTAGCTATGGCCTTGGCTTTATCTGCGGCGTCCGCCTTGGCTTTCGTTCCATACGCACGTGCCTTGTCACTCGCAGAAGTGGTGCTGGTGCTTTTCTTCTTCTTCTTCTTCTTAGCGTTGGTGGCTGTACCTGCGGCCCGTGCCTTGTCACTCGCAGAAGTGGTGCTGGTGCTTTCCTTCTTCTTCTTAGCGTTGGTGGCTGTACCTGCGGCCCGTGCGCTGTCGCTGGCGGATGGGTCTGATGGCAGGACCGCCTCGTTTCCCAGTTCGGTCAGGTTGGGAGTTGCGGCAAGATTGTCCTCTCCGTAGGTTGGTATGTCGGTTATCACGGGGGCGGTTATATCTGGTATGTAGATATTTGGAAGCTCGATTCCATTCTCCACTCCGAACATTTCCTTGGCAGGGTCGGATAGCCCGTCAGTGGCCCCCGGAGCTGATATGGATGTGTCTGCAGGTGTCGGAGATACTGGTATATCCTCGACAGCAGGTGTCGATGTGGTCCCTGATGATCCTGTATCCGTAGTCCCTGAGATTACGGGCGTATCTGTCACGGGTGCAATCACAGGTGGAGGTGTCTCCGGCTCCTTCAGCAGGTCGGCGAAGTATGCCTCAATCGCGTCGTAGTTGGCGTCCCATCCTGCTATCGCGTTCTCGATGTCGGTTATGTGTCCCTCGGAGTCTGTTATCGCGGTGTCGAAGTCGCCGATTGAGGTGTTGATCTGGTCAAGCCCGGTGGAGAATATGCCCCTCTGGGTTTCGGCCTCGCGGTACTGTGCGTCAAGGTCAAGGACAAGCTCGCTCTTTTTCATCTGGAACATGCCCACGTTCCCGGTAGTCATCTCTCCAAGTGAAAGGTCGTCCCCCGCGTAGTCGGCAAGGTCCTGCATGGCACGGGAGGACATGGCCTGGGCAGAGCCTCCGGACTGGCCACGTTCAGCGGCTGCCACGTTCGACACCCCGAAATTCTCGCGCAGCGAGCGGAATTCAGCCTTGCCCTGGGCATCCATCTCGGACACCATAAGCTCTGAGTATGCCGGGTATCTAGCAAGGAACTCGTCGTAGCTGGCTATCTTGCTTGAGTAGTCGAGGGCGGTTATCTTGAGTGAGCCCTGGCGCTCCTTGAGGTCCAGCAGGCTTCCCTTCGCTGAGTCAAGCGTCCCGCCCAGGTCAAGCTCGGCCTGCTGCATCCCGATAAGGAATTCATTGACATCTATGGCAAGCTGGGCCCGGTCTATCTTCTGGCCTTCCTTGGCTAGCTTGATGGCCTTCGTCCCGGAGTCGTAGTTGAAAAGGGTGTTCAGTCCGCTCGCTATGAAACCGCCTATCGCGGCAATGCTCCAGGGGTCCATTCTATACCTCCATGACCGAATACCGCGTCATCACGGCCAGGACGTTGAATGGAACGGGGGAGTCCTGCACCAGGTACACCCTGCCGTCTGTCGTGTTGCCCCCTGCAAGATCGAGGGTCTTGTCACCTGAAACCGGGGGCTTGGCAGATCCGTACACAGAGAGGCCCCATGTGGAGTCGAGTATCTCGGAAAGCTCTGTCAGACTACCGCCCACCTTGCCCCCAAGGCTCATGTAGAAGCGGATGATGATCTTCTCCAGTCTCCTGAGCTTGCCCTGGCTCGTGCCGTTTGATGGAAGCTCGGGCCGCATGGTTGCCATTGTCGAGGTGTACGGTATCCCGATCACGCACTTTGCCACCTCCCTGTCGTAGGTGATCTCCGCACCGGCTGGAACCGTCTTGCGGGGGAGCACAGCCCCGTCCCCCAGGGCGTCAACCTCGTACCCTATGAGGTGGTAGAGCGTGGAAACTGTCTCGTCAGCCGGGGAATTCACGACCTGGATGGCGCAGTCCACGAAGAAGGCGTCCTCGATTGCCCCCGTGTACAGGTCGCAGAACCTGAGGCACTCGATGGTACGTTTGGCCCCCCGCTTCACGCATAGCCATACATCATCGGCAGCGGTGCAGACTCCGGTGGTGAGGGACTCGACCACGGCCCCCTCGCCCATCGGATGCCGTGCCCATGCGACTATGCCGTTCTTCTGGTCTATGGTGCAGGAACACAGAACCCCGTCGGACCTCACTACCCAGACTATGGGTTCGGGGAAGGACATCACCGAGAAGTCGTCTATCCCGCCGGCAAGGATGTGGTCCGCGTCACGGGTAAGATCAATGTCCACGTATCCGCCCGACTCCTCGGAGAAGATCATCGCGTGCAGCGAATGTTCGCTCCTCCCCGAGTAGACGATTATGTTCTCACTGATTTTAGCCTGGACATTGCTCGATCCCGTGAAGGACACGATGCTCATGTCGAACGTGGAGGGGGTAGCGGCAGCGCCAGAGTCCATCCATATCGAACGGTCGGTCCCTGCCACGACACGTTTCTGGGTGACAAGCCAGTGCAAGTGGGTGCCGTACATGTCTGATTCCTGGAGGTATATGGCATCGTCGGCGTCGGCCCCGAAGGTGAAGGTGGTGAACCTGTCTGCCCCTGTGGCAGCAACAGGAGTCATGCTGGCGAATATGGCGTTTGGTTCGGCGTTCGTGCCTCCAAGGTACAGCCGCCCACCCTTGAAGGTTATGATCGAAGGGTAGTTGTTTGTGGAGGCGAAAGTCCTGTCCCCGGTGAATGTGGGGGTGGCGATGGTGAAAAGCCCCGTCCCTGCGTTGAACGTGAGGGTCCGTGGTGCGTATGATGGATGCACCAGGTAGATGATTCCCTTCACGGTGGCGTACTTGATGAGCGGGAAGTCGGTCTCTGAATAGGGGCTGGTCAGCTCCAGCGGGTTCAGCCCGTCCATCAGGAGGGTGAAGTCGGCCTTCCAGAACCGTATGATCTTCGATGTGGTCACCTGGGTGAACTCGGCGATATAGTAGCTGCCGTCCGGGGCCTGGAAGTCGATGAGCCTGGGCTTTCCTACGTTCTTCGGCTCCCCCACGTAATGCGTCCCCGGCCTGCGCCTGATCCCTCCCTGCCTGAGAGGCAGGAAGTTCTCGCATGTGGAAAGCCCCGTCTGGTAGCGCTGGGTTCCTATCGCACCCTCCATCATGGGGGAAATCTCGCCCGAGGTGAAGTTGTTCTGGAGGGTGGTTACAGTCATCCGCGTTCCTCGTCGTACCAGGTGGCGTTGTCGTCGGTCTGGCTGGCCCGCTCGTCGTCGGTCTTTGCCCGTTCGAGCGCCATCATGAATTCCTGTGAGATGCGCCCGGCTATTGCCTCGTTGGAGGTCAGCGGGGTGCTGAGAAGAAAGGCAAGGTAGGTGATGATCAAGTGTTGTATGTGGCCGGGAATCTTCACCGGGTCGCTTATGGTGGCGATGTAGACCAGGTTCACCTCGTCGGAGTCGGTCAGTATCGTCTGGCCCTCGAGTGAGTAGCCCTCGTCGCACTCCACCGACACTACCCGCACGAAATCGGGGGGAAGCTGGAATGCGTAGTCGTATCCGAATGCCGGGGCCTCGGCCAACGGGGCCAGGACGACCCTTTTCCGGTGGGCCTTCCAGTCGTACTGACCGAGAACGGACAATACCGCCTCGGGGATGAACTGGGAGCAGTACTTCGCCGTCCCGCTGCCGTCGTCGAGCGAGGTTATCGAGCTTTGCCCGAGCCGTGACAGCGCCCGGTTGGCGATCACCGTCCAGGATGAGGCATAGTCAACGCTCATTTAGCCTTTGCCCCTCTTGCCGGCACAATCATCTCGGGTTTTGCGGCCTTTTCAGGCTCAGCCCTGACGGGCTCGGGTACGGATTTGGGGTTCTCAAGAAGCCTGAAACGCTTGGCCCCGAGCCTCTGGAAGGTCTCAAGGGTAAGCTCGTAGACATCACCGATCCGATAGAAGCGGCCCTCGGTGGAATCGTGCATGGTAGCCTCGCACATATAGCGCATTCTGATCTGTCCTTCAGGAAGGAGGCCGGGAAGGTTTTACCCCTCCCGGCCCAAGGTCTAGCCCATTATCCCGGGTTCCATCCAGGAATTCACGACGGTGGAGGTCAGCGTGCCCGAGGAATCGGGGTAGACCGATGTCCGCAGGTATCGCTTGTGCTCGGGCGGCAGATTGAACACCGCTATAATCCCTTCCTTGACTGTCGCCAAGGTGGGCCCACCCACCAGGTCGGTGTAGGTGGTGTCGTCGGCGCTGTCCTGCACGATACACTTGAATGTATCGGCGGCGTTGGCGTCGGCATCGATGGAGAACACGACCTGCATGCCCTCGGTGACGCCGGTGCGGTGCTTGGATGACTTGGTGTATCCGGTCTGGAGGGCCCCGAAATCCAGCGCGGTACCGGAATAGACCTGCGTGGTCTTGGTGGCGCAGGTTATGTCCGCGAACTGAAGCTTTGCGTCTCTCATGAATCCTCCTTTTTCTACGCCGTCAGGGCGGTCTCGGTGTCCAGCAATCCCTCAAGGACGCGGATCGGTACGCCGGAAACACGGGTGATGGGGCCGAACCCCTCGATGTCGCTCACTGAGTAGGCCGCGTTTGACTTGTTGTACGCGTCCGCCTCGATCTGCGCCTTCAGGGTGCGGTTGGCGTAGGCCACCGCGTTGGTTCCCATGGAGGGCAGCTTGTTCTTGAGCGTGATGAACGTGGCTGGTGTGAAGATGTTGGAGCTTCCGGCGCTCTCGATGTTGGCGTAGCGCAGGAGCGCACGCTCGTCGCGGAGAACCAGGGCCGACCATATCTCGTAGTGCCTGACCCATGCCCAGTAGTTGCCGGTCCCGGTGGGGGCGGCGACGTAGACACGTCCCCTGTCCTCGTTCTTGATGCCGGGGGTTCCCGATCCTTCGGGATACGCGAGATAGAATCCGGCGGGTCCGTACTCGATGAGGTACATGGAGGTCAGGTCCGCTCCGGTTCCACCGCCGCCTTTGCAGTAGGTGTCCAGCTTGGGCCTGCGCCGGGAGAGGGACTTGAAGCCGTCGGGGGCGTCAGCCTCGTTGTTGTAGAGCAGCTTGTTGATCCATCCCTGGATGAGTCCCTCAAGGTTGAGGGCGTCCTCGGAGTCGCGGACCTTCATGGCGTTGGTGGATGACGCGAGAAGCCTTTCGTCTACCGGGCTGTCGCCTTCGTAGAGCTTCACGGGTTCGGTCATCTCTTCCGCCTGGGAGGAAATCACGGTTACAGGGGCGTTGGCCTTGCCGAAAGCGCCGTCACCGAGCCGGGTGGCCTGGAGGTGCTTGTGGTAGGCCCCGTGGGAAGCGGGATACCAGGGACAGTCCTGGAGGAAGTCGTTTCGCCGGGAGAGCTCGCCGATGACTGCCGAAGCATCATCGAATCCTGCGCGCTTCTGCACCTCGGCAAGGTTCATCGGGCTGTATGCCGTCAGTAGCGTTGAAGCCATGGTAAAACCTCGTCATGTGGAGTTTGCGCTGGTCGGTCTGTGTGCGCCTTCCTGTCCCCAATTACGGGGGCGATGGTTACTCCCTGCACGGTTTAGCCTGCCCGATGCCTTTATTGGTCCATTTAGGGCGCGTCCGATTCCAGCAGATACTGGAACCGCAACGCGGTTCTTTCTGGATACTACTTCACACCTGTTTGCTTGTCAAGTTTACCGTGGATTTTAAGGAATTCAGGGTGGTAATCGTTCATCCTGCGCGGCTTGTCCTCGGGAAGCGCGGCTGTGTCAACCGGTTTCTCCTCTTTGGTCATGGCAATCACGTCGTCAAGAAGCATAATGCCCTCCTATCGCTTGTATGCGTTGATGAAGTCGGGGTGGTAGCTCCCAACCGGTCTGTCGCTCTTCGGGCTCACCGATCCGTCCACGAAGGGTGCGTCCCCCCGCTTCCTCTCGTCAGCTGCGATGGCAAGCACGAAATCGGTGTCGTAGATCAATCCCTTATCCACATAAGCCTTCCCCACCGCCTTGTCCATGCGGGCCAGGTGGCGCTTGAGCATGTTCACCGTCTCCTTCTTTGCGTCCTCTCGCTTCGAGTCCTCGGGGATGGTGGCCCTGAGCGCCTGGTCAAGCCGTGCGTCGAATGTCTCGCGGGTCTCGGTGGCCTGCCTCTGCTGCTCGCCCTGCCCGGTCTTAACCAGTCCGGACAGGAATTCCCACTGCTTGGTGGCCTGCCCCTTGGTGAGCCCTGCCTTGATGGCCTGCTCGGCGAAAGCGGATGAGAGCTTCTCACCCTCGGGTACACCGTCGTGCTTCAGCCCGTAGCCCTGTGCGTCCTTGGGTACTCCAAGGCGGTCGTAGAAGGCCCGGATGTCCTGCGGGGTGGCTTTCTCGTCGGGGATCAGCAGGGAGCGTCCCTTGTCGCGCTTCATGGCAAGGGCGTCGTCTGCCAGGTCGTTCAGGGTGGCGTACCCGTGCAGTTCCTTGTTCTCCCTCCGCTCGGGCGATACCTGGGATAGCCATTTGGGTGGCTCTGAAGCCTGTGGAGTGGCCTGTGCCTGTGGTGCGGCCTGCGCTGGTGCGCTTTGCGGTGTCGCTTCGGTAGCGGGTGCGGCCTGTTCTGTATCGCTCATTTCACTCAACCTCCTCGTCCCTGTCCCCTGCGGACAGATACTCGTCAAGATCGGCGTCGTTGGACGCCTTTGCTATCGCGTCGGCCAGTCCGTAGATGTTGGCCGTGTTTATGCTCCCCATCTCTGCAAGGATGTAGTTTGACAGGGATATAAGCTCCGGGCTCACGATGGATGGGTCAAGGGAGAAGTACCCGCAGCGGTTCAGTATGAGGGCTAGCACGGTCCTGCCGTCCTGGCTCTCGACGAACACCCTGCGGAATATCGCCCTGCGCTCCCTGCCCATCAGATACCGCTCGTTTCTGGTCATGCTCCCTGTACTCCCTGGACTCCCTGCGCCGCTTCCATGGCCTTTGCCCCCTTGAGGGCAACGTCAGCCTTCACTGAAGCCTCCTGCATGCCCATCTGCTGCTGCTGCATCTCCATCTGCTGCTGGAGCCGCGCCTTGCGTATCCGTTCCACGTCCAGCTCGTCCCTGAGGATGGTCTGCTTCATGTTGTAGCTCTCGGCCACGGTCCTTACGTACTGGTCGAAGTCCACCGTGTCGATCACGGTCGGGTCTATCTGTGCGACCTGTACTATCCTTGCGATGGCCTCGTCGGTGGCGGACAGCTCGTGCACCCGTTTCTGGAGGCTTGCCAACGGGGATACCAGGTCGATCTTCAGGTCCGCGTCGGCAAGGGTGGCGGGTGGCTGCACAAGCCTTCCGGAGGCCAGCTCAAGGGCGAACAGGTCTTCCAGCAGGGGTTCCAGGAACTCCGCCGCCAGCCGTCCGAAGAACGCCGAGAGCAGCGCGGCCTTCTCACCCTGGAGGCCGGCAACCTCGGTGGCTGTCTTCGTGCGCTCGATGTTCTGGGTGAGGATGAGGAAGAAGTCCGTGTGGTAGGTCTCGTTCGTTGACTGCCTCAGGAGAGCCATGTCCTCGGCCACTCCCTGGAGGTTCCCGATGATCTGGGTGGGCGCGAAGTCCTCGCCCGGCCTGACATAGGTGACTCCGTTCGGGGTCATGTTGATTCTTCCCCTCAATCCCTCGGTCGCCTTGAGCGGGGGCTGGGATGTCAACTGCACCAGGCGGTTGAAGTTCTTCCGCATGGAATTCGCCTGCTTCACGTTGGGAAGCTCCACCATGCCCGGGCAGTCGGAGCCCCAGACCTCGCCGTTCATGTTCCTCGACCAGCGCCAGACAAAGAAGGGCTTGGATCGGTACTCGCCTACGGATACAGGCTTGGACTGCTCGATGTCGGCGTAGTAGACCGACACGAAGGGCTGTGTGTTC